CCGCTTTCTCAGGTTGGTAAAAATCCAGTGTTCGCTCAATCATTTTTGTCAGGTTGTCACCCGGCAAAGAAAAATTGAGGCCAATGGGCTCACATAAGTGGGCAACATTGTCGAATACTCGTTTTTGTCTCCTTGAGAGAAGACAATAGGCCCGACGTCCCAAAAGTCGACAGATATCTAAGAAATTCTCATCACTGAGAGTTCTCCATTTCATCTGTGGTATAACCATAGACGAAGTGATTATCTTTCCAGCAAACTCAGCGAGTGAGTTGGAAGATAATGATTTATCTGAAGACCAAGGGCACGACATCCTTTCAAGCATGTCAATGTATCGAAGATACAAAGAGTTGTCAAGAATGACAACGTCATCACCAACGACAAAGAACTGATTCTGCCAAGAACCAGCTAAATGTCTAAGGAGAAGACCATGGGTAAGAGTAAAAGCGGCAAAGCTTGGATATAATCCAAGAGGTTGCCCCTTCTTCCATTGAAGGTCACCTAAAGGTGACTTCCAGTTGGCTCGGGAAATCTCCTCAAAGAGATTAACTGAGTTTACATCACCAAATATTGCTCGAAGAGCACACATTTGGAGAGACAACGGGAAATGATCCGTCGCTGAAGACAGATCAACAGAATGGACCTTACCTCCAGAAGCAAGATGCGACTGGATGAAGGGAACGGCTTTGGACTGATCAAAAGTACAGTCCCAAGGAAGCTCTCGTACCAAGGAATACAATGACTCCGATAAAGGAGTCAAAGCATTCTGATGGATACGAAGGGGAGATGCTATTGAACGCAACTTCCCTCCTAACTCTTGTAAAAAGTGGATTTCTCCACCGTAAACAGGAGCATTAGGGAGTGGATACTGTTTGAACGTTGATCTTTCGACCAACGTGTCAAAGTACCCCTTCCTTTGTAATCCTTTCATCTGATCCAGATATAAATCTGGGTACTTGATGAGAAGATTAAGTCCTCCATGAGTATTGAAAATTTGGAGATCATCCAAAATTCTCTCATCTTGGGGAACTGACTTCCTACCAAAGAGGCGAGGAGCCTTCTTGGTAAGAGATCCTTGGTATGTAACCAAGGGTCGGACCTTTGTCAATGTCCGAGGAGCAACAAGTTCGGAAACCGTCAGAGAAAATTCTTCAAGGAACTTTTGGTCAAGAATTACTTCTTGAGCATTGATTGCAAAGAGGAACTTCTCTTTCTGAGAATCAGTAAGACTTGAAAATTGAACAAGGCTGTAGCACATAAGTGCTTGAACAACTTTGGCAAAGTTCTTGTCAGACTGATCGGCCCATCGGAATAAACTTCCGATGGTACCATAGACATCACCCTTGCGATTCTTGCGAATCCAGGTCTGAGGTCTAAGGCCAGAACGACGGCGGAAGAGATCGACTTTAAGAGACTTAAGTCTTTTAAGAGTCCACTCTACACCCGAATTTGTTTCCCATTTGTTCAACTCGCCTATAAAAGGGCGAATGTGAACTCTGGGAATGCCAATTGTCATAAGGCGTAACTCAACACTTCCCTGATGACTTCCAAGTATTCTTGGAATCATGGGTGACCTCCTTTCAAAGGTTGCCATTTCATCGGGAGAGCGACGAGCTCACCTTTAAGTGTTAGGTTGGCTTAGAAAAGAACCCAAATACGAAACCAGTTATACAACCAAGGATAAACACTTGCTTGAAACTCAACTTCGATGAAGGAATAGAATCAGGAGCAATATAGGGATGGACATCAGGGTCTATCTCAGACTCTGGTAGAACATCATCCTGCTTCTGATAATTAGTTTGTTTTAAACTAACTATCTCCGACCTAAGAGTTGAATTCAGGTCAGATAAGTCTTTGAGTTGCTTAAGGGCAACATCGAGCTTGTTCTGAACATGTTCTTGCATCTCAGGGGGAACTAAAATATCCCTCAAAAGTTGAGAGACATTTAAGGAATCTTGCATTCCTTGAAGCAACGATAGTCTATTATTAACGTATTTTGTACGTTGATAATATTCTTCTACTTGTTCGATCTTCTTATCTTTCAAGGTAAGAGGAATCTCAGGCGAAGTGTTCTCCTTCTGTTGAAAACGGTTACGCATATTGGGTCCTTT